CTGTCAGAAACATGTTTCACTATTGATAGCAATATTCTTATCTACAAATGTTTAAAGCATCTGTTTGATAAAGGACATTCTACACAAATAGACGTAGCATGTATAATGTCATCCGCTCAAGAATTAGAATTATCTCATGTTCTATCAAAAAAAGAAGAAGCACAGCATCTTAAGGCTATTATAGACTTTCCTGTTAGTTTAGACAACATTAGAAAATTTGCAGCCAAAGTTAAAAAGCTAGATATAGCGAGATTACTGCATAAGCAACTAAAGCTGGCTCAAGATAGAATATTGGATATTAATGGATCAGAAAGTATCACTTCTATCCTAGGAATAGCAGAAGATACAGTATTTGATTTTACAAATAAGTTAAATGATAGCGAAACTGGTCCAGAAGCTATTGGTAATAATTTAGAAGAATACATTGAGTATCTAGAAGAACATAAAGTTGATCAGGTTGGCATATCCACAGGATTCAAAATTTATGATCAAGCCATAGGTGGAGGTCTTAGAAAAGGAACGGTCAATGTTATAGCCGCCAGACCAAAGGTTGGAAAAACCTTATTGTCTGATAATATGGGATTTCATATAGCAAATAAATCACAGATTCCTGTGCTAAATATGGATACAGAAATGGCCAAGGAAGATCATTTACATAGAGTTTTGGCTATGATGACAGAGATGGAAATCAACGCTATCGAAACTGGAGCATTTTCTCAAAGCAGTGACAAAAAACTTAAAATAACAGAAGCCGTACAACAACTCAAGAAAACAAGACTTTATTATAAGTCAATAGCTGGTAAAGCATTTGAAGAGCAACTAGCAATTATGCGTAGATGGGTTATTAGAGAAGTGGGACTCAATCCCGACGGCTCTGCAAAAGACTGTGTAATATTCTATGATTATCTAAAACTAATGGATTCTGTTGGTATGTCTCAAGACATGAAAGAATATCAAGTTCTAGGATTCATGATGACAGCATTACATAATTTTGCCATCAAATATAAAGTTCCTATAGTCGCTTTCGTTCAATTAAATAGAGACGGCATAACCAAAGAAAGTACCGATACTGCATCTGGTTCAGATAGAATCATATGGTTATGTAGTAATTTCACAATTTTTAAGAGAAAATCAGATGAAGAAATTGCTGAAGACGGACCCAATAATGGTAATCGTAAGCTAGTGCCTTTGATTAGTAGACATGGCGGAGGATTGGATGACAATGACTACATCAATTGTCACATGAAAGGTTGGTGTGCTAAAATTTCAGAAGGCAAAACTAGACTAGAACTAATCAATAATGGCGGAACAAAACCCAGCAATGGATTTATTATAGATGACAACGACAATGACAAAGAAATCAGTTTCGTATAATCAAAACGAACTCAAAATTATTTGCGATCAATTATGCGATAATATTGAGGTTCTATTGGAAGCTCTTGGTATAGAACATAGACAAACATCTAAAATGATTACTATGTCGTGTCCTATTCATGGCGGAGACAATATGTCTGCTCTAAATTTATATCCTGAAGGAGATAATTATAGAGGAAACTGGAAATGTAGAACTCATGGCTGTGAGCAAACCTTTAAATCTTCTATTATAGGTTTCATTAGAGGAGTAATATCTCATAATGAAATGGGCTGGTCAAAAGAAGGAGATCCAACAATCACTTTCGCCAATGCCCTAGCATTTGCCAAAAAAATACTCAAGAATAACTTCGAGAATATTAAGGTATCTAAAAATACAGTTGAAAAAAATAGCTTTACATCATTTGTATCTAATATTACCCCTAGTTCAATAGAGAATATTCCTAAGATATCTCGTTCTAATATAAGAAAAAATCTCTTAATACCAGCTGAGTATTTTGTTGATAGAGGATTTGACGCTAAGATATTAGACAAATATGATGTAGGACTATGCGACAAACAAGGCAAAGAGATGTTTGGTCGAGCAGTTGCTCCTATATATGATAGTGAGCATAAACATATGGTTGGATGTACTGGTCGTAGTATCTTCAATAAATGTGACAGATGCAATAGCTATCATAGCATTAATGACAATTGTCCAAGTGAAGAAAATCAATGGAAATATTCTAAATGGAAACACAATTTTGGATTTAAAACACAAAATCATTTGTATAACATGTGGTATGCTAAATCATATATACATGATACTAAAACTATTATAGTTGTTGAAAGTCCTGGTAACGTATGGAAATTGGAACAGTGTGGATTCAGAAATAGTGTGGCCATTTTTGGATCATCAATGTCAAATACTCAAAAAATGCTTATAGATGCTAGCGGAGCCATGCAAATGGTATTGTTGTTAGATAATGATGAAGCTGGATCAAAAGCAACAGATGCTATTTTCAAAAAATGCTCTAGAACATACAATGTATACTCTCCAAAATTCGTACAAACAGACGTAGCGGATACTGACGCTGATATTATAATAAGGGAATTGTCGAAACTAACTGAAAGATTTATATGACAAAATTAATAGGATTTTCTGGTAAAAAACAATCAGGGAAAAATACGTGCGCTAATTTTATTTACAGTATGTATTTAGTAAACCAAAATTTATGTCAAAAGGCCAAAGTAAATGATTCTGGCACTATAGACCTTATTAAACATAATGGGGCTAACATTACAGTTGATATTAATGAATATTACATTCAGCCAGAAACATCAGCTCTTGATCAAGAAGTCATAGATATGGTAGAACAACTCAACCCATATATTAGGCTATATAGTTTTGCAGATATACTGAAGCAAGATATTTGCATAAAGCTGTTAGGACTAACATACAAACAATGCTACGGATCTGATTCAGATAAAAATGAAATAACGAACGTTAACTGGGAAGGTAAGTACTTAACAGCTAGAGAAGTAATGCAGATCGTTGGTACCGACATTTTCAGATCCATGAGACATAACATTTGGCCAGAGACTACTATAGAAAAAATTCTGAAAGATAAGACAGAACTTGGTATCATTACAGATTGTAGATTTCCTAATGAAGTAGAAACAATCAAAAATAACAATGGTTCTGTTATTAGATTAACTAGAGATAAATTAAAATCTAATAATCATACTAGTGAAGTAGCTTTGGATAAAGATAAATACGATTGGAATAATTTTGATTATGTCATAGATAATGAAAGTTTAACTATATATGATCAATCATTACAGCTATATACTATCCTACAAAATATATTCGCATGAGGTGATCTATTATAATTACTTATTTTCGCAGCTCTTCATATAATACGCACTCAATGTGCGAGCAGCAATATTTTCTAGAATATGTTTTAGGATGGAGGAGTCCGTCTGGACAAAAGGCAGATAAAGGAACCATAGTTCATAAAATACTAGAAATATTAGCAGTTATTAAGCAAGCGCAGCAGAATAACGAATCAGATATTGATGACGATTTGATAGGAAAAATATCTACAAAAAAATATGATTTAGAAAATATCATTAAAGAAGTTTATGATTATTATATTAGCAAATGCACCCACCATAAGTGGACACAAAAAGACTTTGATGACTGTAGAAAATGGGTTTATAAAGCTATAGAATATAACGATGGAATGTTCGATCCAAGGAATAGAGATATTCTGTGTCCAGAACAACGCTTCGATATTGGTATCAGTAAAAAATGGGCAGAATATAACTATAATCTTAATGGCGAAAACATCAAAGGAACACTGGGCCTAAAAGGAACAATAGATCTTATAACCAAGGTGGACGATAAAACTCTAGAGATAGTAGACTGGAAAACAGGTAGACGTTTAGACTGGGCAACTGGTCAGGAGAAAACTCAAGAAAAATTAGAAACGGATCCACAGTTACGCATATACCACTATGCTGCACAACATCTATATCCAGAATATGATCATATAATTGTCACTATCTTTTTTATTAATGATGGCGGCCCTTTTAGTATTTTGTTTGATAAATCTGATCTAGCTCAAACAGAAACTATGCTACAAAATAAGTTTGAGATCATAAAAAAAACTCGTAAGCCGGTATTGAAAAAAAGCTGGATGTGTAGTAAACTGTGTCACTTCGGCAAAAGTACGTTTGAGAATACTCATGTGTACCCTATCGAAGAATATAGAGATAATCAAATTTGTGGTAAAAATAATGTAATGACAAAGTGTGAACAAATTAAACACGACATTGAACTAAAAGGCATGGACTCGGTAATAGAAGAATACTCTGCTCCAGGACATACCATAGGACACTACAAAGCACCAGGAAGTACTGAATGAACACTAAATATACTCCTTTACATGTACATACTCATTATAGTCTATTGGATGGCTTGTCTAAGCCAGAACAAATCGCTCAAAGATGTTTGGATATAGGAGCTACTTCCTGTGCCGTTACCGATCATGGAACCATATCTGGAGCCGTCTCTTTTTATCAAGCCATGAAGAAGAGCGGAATTAAGCCTATT